AGTTCCTGAGAGAGCAGCGGCTCGCCGGCATCGTCCATCGCCCGGGTCATTCTCAAAAGAATCAGGTGAACCGCATCGCTGATGTCCTCGGCGGCGGCCAGAGCCGCGTCAACCGGCCGGTCGGCAACAATGGAGAACAAGAACTCATCCCCGTTGAGAGGATCGAAGCAAACCTGGTGGTCAGTGGTAACGGCGCAGGGGACTTGCGCGCTTTGAGTTTTCTGTTGCATAGTTAATTCGTCCTTCGAAAGACAAATTGATATCCAGGCAGTCGCTCCAACGACTACCGACTAAAGGCCTCGCGAAAGCGGGGCTTTTGCTTTCAGGCGAAAGCCTTTCCATGGTTTTCGTGAAAGCCATACTTGCGATTCGCTTCCTCGCGAGCCGCGATTGCGGCACGCTTCTCCTCGAAGTAGCCGAGATGGATGAACTTGCCGTCCACCTTGATGCACGCGCGCCACTTCTGCTTTGCGCTGGACCAGCCCACGCCAGTGATGCCGCTGGAGTTTGCTACCGAAACACGCTTGTTCCGCATGTTCTCGCGCCGAGTTACCTCGCGAAGGTTCTCGATTCGATTGTCAGTGCGAATGCCATTGATATGATCAACTTCGACAGGCCACTCCTGCCGGTGAAGAAACCAAACAAGCGTGTGGATTCGGAAGGAGTGACCATCAACCCAGGTCTGCAGGTATCCATTGCCGTTGATTGAGCCGGCGGGGCGGCCAGCAAAGGAAAACGGCCCCCGCCTTACCCTGTTGATCAGGCTCCCATCGCGATACTCGAACAGCTCTTGGACTCTATCCAGGGTCAGTCGCGGTCGTGGCTTGCTCATTGCTCCCCTCCCACACTGGATGCCTGCACAGCAGCATCAGCGCACTGCCGGATGTGGGAATCGGACGGCAGAATGGGTTCAAGGTCGGCGGAACTGGTGGCCATCGGGACGCTAGGCATTGCACGGGGGCGCCCACCTCCCGACGGAAACCGCTTCAGTTCCGTTGCCTCGAAACCGCCCCCCATTGCAGGCGCGACGATAATGAGGCGTTTTGACCTCAGCGCCTTACTGATTGCGGCCTGACTTGCTCCGAGGGCCTGGGCCGCCCCTTCCTGTCCGAAGCGGCCAACGAACTCAGCGAGTGTTTGGGTTTGCATACTTCCTGCCTCTTGCTTTGGAGGCAGAATAACCGGCGGTGCTATCCTTTACAATACCGCTGGTTCTTTGACTGCATAACCGTTGGTTGTTAACGTCTCACCATGAAGAAACGAAAGCTAAGCCAGATCGAACTCAACGAATGCCAAGCGCTAAGGCACATTTATAGCGCGAAGCGCCGAGAACTAGGGCTCACGCAATCCTCCATTGCCGAGGCATTCCGTATGAGTCAGACCGCTATTTCGATGTATATGAATGGCAGCAATGCGCTGAATGCGGCCGTTGCCGCTAAATTTTCAACGATACTCGAAGTACCCGTATCCAGCTTCAGTCCGCGCCTAGCAGCCGAAATTGAGGGCATGGCAAAGGCAATGCATCCCAAGCCAGTACCAGATATCACCGACACCCTGGAGCCTATCCATCCGTGGGATGACGGCACCCCCATTGACGATGATGAGGTAGAGATACCTTTCTACAAGGAAGTTGAGATGGCCGCCGGCGCAGGCCGAAACATTGAGCAGGAAATCAAAGGACGCAAGCTTCGCTTCTCCTACGCAACCTTGCGCGCAGCAGGGGTCGATCCATCGGCTGCCATCTGCACCAGGGTAGGAGGCAACAGCATGGAGCCCTTGATCTCTGACGGCGCTACTATCGGCGTTGATACGGCCACCAAACACATCACCGACGGCGAGATCTACGCCATCAAGCACGACGACCTGCTAAGGGTGAAGTTCGTCTACCGCCTGCCTGGCGGGGGGGTCCGCCTGCGCAGCTATAACCGAGATGAGTATCCCGACGAGGAGTACACCCCTGAGGAAATGAGGAGCCAACAAATCAGTATCATTGGCTGGGTGTTCTGGTGGTCAGTGGTAAGGATTCGGCGAAAGCTGTGATCAACAACAGTCGGCACAACGCACCCCATCCCACCAGTCTTTTTGCTCAAAGCCTCAAAGCCATTCAGCCAACCTGCGGTTCTGCGCAAGTTGGCATGCTCACTTAATGCCTGACGCATCATTCGCCGCATTGTTCTGCTAGCTATCCGCAATGCCGGGCACTGTGCTCGGCACATGCACCCCCTGCAAGCCCATCCCAAGCAACACCCCACCTACCGCCCGCGACCTCAGCCGCCCTCAAGCAGGAAGCAGCAATACTCAATAATAAAACCGCAGGTGTTGACACCAATAAATAACCGCAGGTAAATTCTGTCCATATGTTGAAACGTGAGTGACCAACAAGGACTCCCCATGACCATCACCATCAGCACTGATACCTGGCAAGGCCGCCTCGGCATGGGCCTCGCTCCGCGTGAACTGGAGGCCACCCTGCATGCGGCGAGCGACCTGACCGCAAAGGAGATCGCCAAGCTGATGGGTATTGCCCCTGGGACCGTCTCCAAACGCCTGGATGATGCGCGGTTCAAGCTCGGTGCCAAGACCATCCGCGGCCTGGTGCTGGAGGCATACAAGCGCCAGATCATCAGCCCCCTGTGCGTTGGCATCCTCGCCATCCTGGCGGCAGCACAACCCTTCCTCGACGAAGATCCGGCCATGCGGACGCGGCGGGGCGGGGAGCGTCGGGTTGAAGTTCGTATTGCGGCCAGGCGAATGGAGAGTAGGTACGCAGCCTGACGCAGCGGCGAGCACCTGTACGCGGGTGCTGTCCGGTGCTTAGGCATCACCGGGGCGTCCCTAGGCAAGGCGGGGCCCGGCGCGGCCAGGACGGGCGCGGTTTGGCGCGGCAAGGGCTGCAAAGGCAGCGTCATACACCTTGGGAACAGGGTGCATGCCGGTGACAGCAGTCACCACGTGGCACGGTCTGGCAAGCCGCGGTGTGGCGGGCCAAGGCTGGGCGAGGCGGGGCAAGGGCTGTTTACAGCGGTCAGCCAGTTCGGAGAGCTGGCTTTCCGGTGGCGATAGCTGCCGATGAGGCGAGTCGAGGCCGGGCAGGGTATGGCAAGGCAGGGCCTGGCATGGCATGGCATGGCGAGGGCTGGAGGGTTCCAGCGTACTGACCATCTTCGGGTGGTCAGTGCAGTGAAACCCCCAAATGTACGAAAGCCAACAAACGCGGCAGGCCCTCGGCTTGCCTGGAGAAAAGCATGCAGACGATCAAACTGAAGCTGGTGGGCCAGTCGCCGCTGTTGATGCACAGCGACCGGTTTGCGAATCCCTTGGACGAGGCGACTAAGCAGCACAAGGTGCTGACCAGCAAGCGCAAGAAGCTCGACGAGGATCACGCCGACATCGCCAAAAGCGAGTGGATGGGTTCGCTCTACCATGACCAGGAAGTTGGCGTGTTCGTGCCTGGCCAGAACATCAAGAGCGCCCTGGTCGGCGCGGCCAAGATCCAGCGCCTGGGCTCGGCCTTCAAGCGCGCCGTCCTGGTCCTCGATGACAAATGCAAGCTGGAGTACTCGGGGCCGCGAGACCCCGAAGCGATCTTCGCCAATCCCCGCTTCGTGGATGCTCGCAGCGTGGTGGTGGGGACCTCCCGCCTCATCCGGTATCGCCCGAAGTTCAGCGATTGGTCGACCACTGTCGAGATCATGTACTCGCCGGAGATGATCGAGCGCGATGATGTGATCCGTGCGGCCGAGAACGCCGGGCTGTTTGTCGGGCTCTGCGATTATCGCCCCGAGAAAGGCGGCGCCTTCGGCCGGTTCAGCGTCGAGGTTCTGCCATGAGCAAGGTCACCCTTCACCCCGAGTGGCGCCAAGCCGCGAAGGATCTCGCCGCCCAGTTCAAGTATGGCGAGCTGGTCACTCTCGACTGGCTGCGCGAGGCCTTCCAACTGGAAGAGCCCCAGACCATCGAGGAGTTCAAGTCCTACCAACTGGACTTCCTCAGTTGCATGGATGCCCTGCGCCAAGAGCTGCTGGTGGAATACCAGCTTTCGCTGAGGAACATCCGCGGCGCGGGGTACGAACTGGTCAACCCGAACAACCAAGTAGAGGTTGCCTGGCACTCGACGTTCGGCAAGGTGCGGCGCGAACTGGGCAAGCTCGCCGGCGCCATTCGCTACATCCGCCATGACGAGCTCACCGACGAGAAGCGCCGAGAGCACGCGGACGCCCAGGCAAAGCTGTCCGGCATTCACGCCTTCTTAACCCGCGAGGGATCGCGAAAGCTGGGGCAGTTCTCTGCCGCGACCAAGACTGTAGGGAGCAACTGAGATGGAACGGATCACCCTTGTTTTGAAGTCCGGCATGGGCATGCAGCTCGACGCCATTCGCCCTTACCTGAAGCCTGGCATGCCGATAGCCATCGGCCGGGCGGGCGCCGTGATCGCCGAGGTGGCAGAGGGCAACGCCATCGAGGATAAGCGCCAGGCAGCAGAAGCCGCTGCCGGCTACATAGATTCGGTCGAGCGCTACGTGGAGAGCGCCAACACCCTAGAGGGCGCTGTCTCCGGCTTGGAGAGCACCCTGCAGAGCATCGAGCAGTATGCCGAGGACGGGCAGAACGGCTCCGCCCTGCAAGCCATGAACGCGCTGCGCGTAATCCGGGAAACGGTAGCGAAACACCTGGCCGACGCCGAGGGTGCAGGAGAGATTCCGCTCGAGCGCGCCCTCCTGGCGCTCCGCACCATCGCCGAGCTCCCCTGTCCCGAGCAAGACGACCTCCCGGCGGCGAACATGCGACAGATCGCACTGGCGGCCTTGGGTGGCGCTGGAGCGAGTTCAGAGCCGGGCAACCCTGGCGGCGAACCTCTGTCCGGACCGGGTAGTGCCGGCGAGCGACCCTACCCCGCGCCGGGATCGGGCGACAGCGAACTGGCCGAAAGCCTCCAAACTCTGGTGCGCTGGCTTGATCGAGTAGATATCGAGGACGGCTACGTCGGCGTGCCAGTGATTGAAGCCGTCGAGGTAGCGGTCAATGAACTGAGGCGCCTGCGCCAGTTCGAGCGTATCTGCGAAGGGCTGCCGCAAGACGCCATCGATGGTGGCTGGACCGTGCAAGGCATTCGCGGCTATGCCAAGCGCTTGGAGGATCAACTGAAGGCCGCCCAGGCCGAAGTCGAAGCACTGCGGGCGGAGCTTCAATCTCAGCGAGAGCGCAACACCGAGCTGATTTTCAAGCTCGGTAGCGCAACGAACGGCTGGGGGCGCTGCGAAAAAGAGCGAGACGCCGCCCTGGCAAGAGCCGCAGAGCTTGAGGGGAAGCTAGCCGAGCTGGAGAAGCCGGTGCCGACACACGGCGAGCACTCGGAGCTTCGCCGGATCGCTGTCGCGCTCAAGAACCCGCTGCTCAGCGGAGAGGAGGCCTCGGACCTGATGGTGCGTTACGAGGCATTGACAATGCCCGATCACATCATCGCGTTGATCGACCGCCAGGCTCAGCACAGCGTGCCGGAAGAGTTCATCGGGCGCCTGTCCGAATTCCTCGCGCAGCGCGGCGCTACCGGGAAAGCTCTGCTCCGAGAACTGCGCGCCATGCTCGCCGCCGAACCAACCAGTTCGGCATCCCCGTCGTGCAAATGGACCGAAAGCAGCGGCATCTGGGAAACAGGTTGCGGCCAGACCTGGGGCTTCGTTGAGGATGGACCGGCAGAGAACGGCGCGCTGTTCTGTCACCACTGCGGCGGACGCCTGGTCCTCATCAAGAGCGACGACCAGGAAGATGACGGTGAGCCGTGCCCGGACTGTATGGAAAACGCGCCAGCGCCTGGATGTGAAGCATGAGAAAAGCACTGACCGCCATCGCACTCGTCGCGCTGTTTGGCCTGGCCACTGTTGCCGCCGGCGCCGCGCTCCAGCCGTTCAAGACCCTGTTCATCTGGGAGGTATGCCAGTGATGAGAGGCTCCGATATTCCGCCACCACCAGGGTATCGCCCTACCCCGCTCGCCACCCTTGGCCAGCAGTTGGTCCGCCTGGGCCAGGCGATGCAGAACCCCAACACCAAGCTCGGCGAGTTGACCGAACTGGTCCAGGCCTGCGGCGTCGACCTGCGGATCTGCGACACGAACAAGGGGCGCCAGCCATGATCGGAACACTACTCCTCTGCATCGTCTGGTGCGCGGGCGGCCTCTACGTCGGATACGCGCTCGGCTCGCTGCGGACTGCGAAGAGTTACACCTGCGAGATCCAACGCCTTCAAGAACAGCTCTGCAAGGAACGTCTACTCCATAGGATGGGCGTGGACAAGGAGCCGCCATCATGCTGATGACCTACGAGAACCTGAAGCGTCTGCTCAACATCTGGGACAAGCCAGACCTCTCCGCGCTCACCCGCCTCCTGGTCGCGCGTCGCATGGCCAGGCAGTACCAGTTCGGCTGGGAGGCCGACAGGACCTGTGCTGATCGAAAGATCAAGGAGGCAAGGAAGGGCCTTCCATTCACCAGGGCCCAGTTGGAACAGGCGAAGGAGTTTCGGAGAACATCCAGCAGCTACCACGAGAAAGCCCAAGCCGCCCTTGGCGCCTGGCTCCTGCAGGCCGAGAGGTGGATCGAGGGAGAGATTGGAGTCGATCGCATCTGCGATGCCCTCGGCGTCAATCCGGTCCACCGCGCCGCCATCCAAGGCGCCAAGCCTGGGCAGATGCTCAATCACATCGCCTTCGTCGAAGGCCTTGAGGACAGCTCGAACGCTTTCAGCGGAAGGCGAGAGGCGGACCTGAAGGACGGCCCACTGTTCAACTGCATCATAGCCGAGATGCTGCGATTCGCAGAGGAGAACCCTGAGGCTCTACCCGATCCGTTCGCACCCGGCGGGCCACTTTACGGTGTACCACAGACCGTGATCCGCAACGACGGAACGATCGAGACGAGGCGGGCCGCGCTGACGCTGCACTGCCGAGACGGATCGATGCGCGTGATCGAACGGAAACCGGAGGTAGGGCGTGAGTAGGCAGATGACCGCGCGCCGGCTGACCCGGGCCGAAATGAACCACCTGCGCCGCCTGATAGGTTGGGTTCGCTGCGAGGTGGGGGCAGAGCCCGAGGAAATCGTCACCGCCACCAAAAAGGCGCTCGACCACTTCCAAGGCGTGTCGGAAGACGGTAAGCGGAGGTTGCTCGAGCACTACCAGAAATCAGCAGCCATACCGAAGTACATCCGATCTGCGATCAAGGCCCTGGAGAAGGTGTGCCTGGAAGATCCGACCGAGGTGGTTGATGGTGAGTTGGTTGCCCGCGGGCGCCACGAAGTGCCGCTACGCCTGGTCGTAGCGCGCAACGAAGAGGAGATAGGGAATGGGAAGCTCGACTAGCCCCGTATCCGAGTTCCTGTCCGAAGAGGAAGTCGCCGAGCTGACTGGGCGCAAGTACCCGAGCCAGCAGATCGAGTGGCTGAATAGGTACGGCTGGAAGTACGCCGTGACCGCGGCGAACCGCCCGATAGTTGGGCGCGTATATGCCCGCCTGAAGCTGGCCGGCGTGAAGCCGACGATGGAAGCAACCGAGAAGTGGAGCCTGGACCTGTCCAGGGTTAGATGATGAGACCGCGGAGCAACAAGAACCGGGGCCTGCCGCCTCGCATGATCAAGCGTACCCGGACGATGAAGTCAGGAAAGGTCTGGGTCGGCTACTACTACGACGGGCGGGATGCTGAGGGGAGGCGCAAGGAGATCCCGCTGGGCACGGACTTGGATGAGGCTCGGGAGAAGTGGGCGAAGCTGGAGAGAAAGGCCGTGCCGCCAACCACTCGGACCGTCGGCGATCTGTTGCGCAGGTTCGAGCGGGACGTGGTTCCGACGAAGGCGCCGAAGACCCAGAAAGAGTATTCGAAGATGATCCGCCAACTGCTGGGCGCCTTTGACGAAGCCCCGGTAGAGGACATTACGCCGAGCACCATCGCTCAGTACCGAGACGCCAGGACGGCCAAGGTTCGAGCGAATAGGGAGATCACCCTGCTTTCCTTCGCCTACAACATGGCCAGGGAGTGGGGCATCACCAGCATGGAAAACCCCTGTCGCGGGGTGAAGAAGAACAAGGAGCAGCCGCGCGATGTGTACGTCACGGACGAGGTGTGGAAGGCGCTCTACGAGAAAGCCCCGGACGATCTGCGGGTGACGATGGACCTCGCGTATTTGACAGGCCAACGCCCGGCTGACGTGAGGAAGCTGCGCAAGAACGACGTTTCCGGAGACTACCTGCTGGTCGGACAGAACAAGACGTCTCGCAAGCTCCGGATACGACTCCGCCGCGCCGACGGACAGATGACCCAGCTCGGCCACCTGGTCGAGTCGATCGCCTCCGATTCTCCGGCACTGGTCACCAACGAGAAGGGCCAGCCGATGACAGAGAAGATGCTTCGCACCAGGTTCGATACCGCACGCAAGGCTGCGGCCGATGAGGCGATCAAGGCGGGTGACCAAGACTTGGCCAGGGAGATCATGCAGTTCCAGTTCCGGGACATTCGCCCCAAGGCGGCCTCCGATATCGAGAGCCTGGCCGACGCCTCAGACCTGCTCGGACACACGACTCAGGAGATCACGAAACGCGTGTATCGCCGGATCGGGAAGGCCGTGAACCCCGTTAGATAGGCATGAATTGCGGAAACGAAGACAAAATTTGTGGAAGCGATCAGTCTTAAGCTACTGATACACATAGAAAATCAAACATAAGGCAGAAGATCACCGGACCGCCGCCTCGGGCGGTTCGGGAATGCAGCGACGCATCTACCGCCTCAATGAGGGAGCAGATAGGCGTAATAGCGCTTGAAGGTCAGGGCTGCACGATTCATGCGCGGAACTCTACGCGCCTGTGCCGGGCTGTCAAGACTGGAAAGCGCCTCGACCCGAACCGAAGCACTTCCCCGCAACAGAAGCGCAGCCTGGGAAAGTTTGCCCGCCAGTTATCCGCACAAATTTATGACGCCGGTTTCTCTACTTTGAAAAACAACGCAAGACCGGAAATGGACTTCAATAACTCGACCGGAAGAAACCTATCAGCAAGGCAGTTGAATTTTTTCCGAAAGCAATAATTCGATACCTTTCTGGATTGGCGCATCATCTCGTAAAAATAGCGAACCGCTTCCCAGTACCCACGAATATCAATGGATCAGCAATATCCAGATGCTTATCGCGGCATTCGAAAAAACATCGACCAATTCCACTGACAGAATATCGGCGTCATTTGCCTAGCATGGATATTCCAGGTTCACCCTATCAACTTCCCAGATTGACACTCTCGCCGGCAGATCAGTAATTTTCAGCGACCAGCCGGCAAAGTACTTTTCCAGAGCGGCTGGCAACCGATAGTCACTCTATCTTCGCAAACCGATGTTTATGCGAGAGGGCCGGCTATCGCTCAAAACTTGATTGATGAAGGAATAGCGCCATGCAACTCGCCACACTTCAGGAACTGAGCTTCGATGAAATCGACCAGGTATCGGGCGCCGGACTCTTCAGCTTCGTCGGCGATGCCATCGTCGATGTGGTCAAGGTGTCCAACGACCTGCTCAACACGTCGGTCATCTCTTCGGTCGGCAAGGTGTTCAACGCCGTCGGCCTGACCCCCATCCATCAACTGGCCGACACCCTCGGCTACGGCGTGTTCAAGGGCGTCGCCGCGGTCGGCGGCCTGCTCGGCGGCGACACCAGCCGCATCGATTACCACTACGACACCGAGTGGACCTGATCCCAGGACCTCGGCCCGCTCCCGTCGCGGAGCGGGCCTCCACCGTCGCCGGAGACCCGGACGCCCCCGGCGGCGACCTAGGACCCGGCAACCGGGAAGGGGCGACCAGCGCCCCGATCAGGAGAACCGCCATGCACGACCTCATCCAGCACGCCGACGCCTTCGTCGGCGATCCCGACCAGGAATCCGGCGGCCTGTCGCGCCGCAGCTTCCTCGGCAAGAGTGCCACGCTCGGCGCGGTCGGCCTGGTGGCCGGCTGGACCCCGGCCTTCGTCATCCAGCCCGCCGAAGCCGCCGCCAGCAGTTGTCCGGCGCCGGCAGGCTTTCCGGCCGGCCTCGAACTTTATCGGCGGGCGTTCCGCAACTGGTCGGGGGAAATCGCCGCCGACGACCTCTGGAGCTGCGCCCCGCGCACCAACGAAGAGGTTCTCGCGGTGGTCAACTGGGCCTGGCAGAACGGCTTCAAGGTGCGCCCGCGCGGCATGGGTCACAACTGGTCCCCGCTGCTGCTGAAAGGCGGCGAGAACTGCGAGAGCCGCATCGTGCTGGTGGAAACCAGCCGTTACCTGACCCGCGTACGGATCGACGCCCAGGGCGAGTTCGGCCTGTTCAGCGCGCAGACCGGCGTCACCATGGAAGCCCTGCTGAAACAACTGGAGCGGGTCAAGCTCGGCTTCGTCGCCACGCCGGCGCCGGGTGACCTGACCCTCGGCGGGGTGCTCGCCATCGACGGCCACGGCACCGGCATCCCGGCGCAGGGCGAAAGCCGCCTGCCGGGGCAGAGCTACGGCTCCCTGAGCAACAGCATCGTGGCGCTGACCGCGGTGGTCTGGGACGGCGCCGCCGGACAATACGTGCTGAAGACCTTCCGCCGCGACGATCCGGCCTGCGCGCCGTTCCTCGTCCACCTCGGACGCGCCTTCATCGTCGAGGCGACCCTCCAGGCCGGGGTCAACAAGCGCATGCGCTGCCAGAGTTACGTGAACATCCCGGCGAGCGAGATGTTCGCCGCAGCCGGCAGCGGCGGAAGGACCTTCGACAGCTTCCTGCAGAAAAGCGGACGCGCCGAGGCCATCTGGTTCCCCTTCACCGACAAGCCCTGGCTGAAGGTCTGGACGCCGACCCCGCGCTGCCCGTTCGGCGCCCGCGCGGTCAACGGCCCGTTCAACTACCCCTTCTCCGACAACATTCCCAAGGCGCTGTCCGACCTGCTGGCGGCGATCAACACCGGCCACCCGGAACTCACCCCGCTGCTCGGCAAGCTGCAGTACGACCTGGTAGTGGGCGGCATGGCGCTGACCCTGGGCTACGACCTGTGGGGCTGGAGCAAGGACCTGCTGCTGTACATCAAGCCCAGCACCCTTCGCGTCACCGCCAACGGCTACGCGGTGCTGACCCGGCGTCGCGACGTGCAGCGGGTGATCAACGAGTTCTACCTGCAGTACCAGACGATGGTCGCCGCCTACCGCGCCAACGGCCACTACCCCATGAACGGCCCGGTGGAGATTCGCGTCAGCGGGCTCGACCAGCCCGGCGAGTCGATCGTTCCCGGCGCCCAGGTGCCCAGCCTGTCGGCGATCCGTCCGCGCCCCGACCAACCGGAGTGGGACACGGCGATCTGGCTGGACATCCTCAGCCTGCCCGGTACCCCGCAGGCCAATGCTTTCTACCACGAGTTCGAGGCCTGGCTGTTCGACCACTTCAGCGGCGACTACGCCTCGCTGCGGGTGGAGTGGAGCAAGGGCTGGGGCTACAGCCCCGCCGCCGCCTGGGACGAGCCGACGGTGGTCGACCAGTTGGTGGCGCAGTCGCTACGCCAGGGCCTGGTCGCAGACAACGATTGGGACAGCGCGGTGCGCCAGTTGAACGAAGCCGATCCGCATCGGCTGTTCAGCTCGCCGCTGCTCGACCGGCTGATGCCATGAAATGCCGCTATGCGAGGCCGTACTGACTCGGACGAAGAGCGGTTGGCCGGAGCCGATATGAATGAGCCCTCGATACGGCGTTGACTTGTTCAACAGGTCTTATCGAGGTGTCGCACGAACCGGCCTTAATCATTCGCAAAGTTTACCCGGAGTGGCAAACCTTCATCCGCCGAATATTGAAACTCATTGTCAAACGAATTATCGAGCCCATGAAAAACCGCTAATCCTGGCAGTTCATCCCACTCTTTCGGATTAGTACCATCGAATGGCTTTCCAGACTCACGGAAAGCCTAAAGGAGATATATGAAATGAAAGAACTCAATGACATTGAAGTCACCTGCGTTTCGGGTGGAACTCTTTCCGGCATGATCGTAGGCGCCGTCGACGGCGCCGCGACGGGCATGGCAATCGGCGGGAAATGGGGCGGTGCCGGCGGCTTCGGCTTCGGCGCTCTTTCCCAGTTGGTCGGCCTGATCGTGCCAACCGCCATGGGTGCTATTGCCGGGGGCACGGTCGGTCTCTTCACCAATGCAGAGACGGCTGTCGGTTACTTGGGCAAATACCGGGAAAACTTCGGTCCCGGTGATGTAGGCCGCACCACCATCTAATTAGAAAAGTCGCACTCCGGCACTTCATGCGTTTGAACTTTCGCAAGGGTGTCGGAGTGTCATGCAAGTATTATTCGAATCCAGGATCCAGCCACCATGTTTCGCCAGGAAGCCCTCGACGCCCAGCATGCCGGCGGCCTGGGCGAGATCGTGCTGATCCGCCCGGTCTCCTTCACTTTTCTCACCCTGCTGGCCGCGGTGATGGCGCTGCTGGTGGTGGGCTTCTTCCTGTTCGGCAGCTACACCAAGCGCAGCACCGTCAGCGGCCAATTGGTGCCCGCCAGCGGCCAGGTCAAGGTACACGCGCCGCAGGCCGGCATCGTGCTGCGCAAGTTCGTCCAGGAAGGCCAGGCGGTACGACGCGGCGAGCGCCTGATGGTGCTTTCCAGCGAACGCTACGGCAGCGATGCCGGCCCGGTGCAGGCCGGTATCAGCAGGCGCCTGGAACAACGCCGCGACTCCCTGCGCGACGAACTGGAAAAGCTTCGCCGCCTGCAAGACGACGAGCGCGACAGCCTGACCAGCAAGGTCGCCAGCCTGCAGCGCGAACTCACCACCCTCGCCGCCCAGACCGACAGCCAGCGACGCCTGCTGGCGCTGGCCAGCGACGCCGCCGCGCGCTACCAGGGGCTGATGGACAAGGGCTACATCTCCATGGACCAGTTGCAGCAGCGCCAGGCCGAGCTGCTCGGCCAGCGCCAGACCCTGCAAGGCCTGGAGCGCGAACGCACGTCGCTGCGGCAGCAGTTGACCGAGCGCCGCAACGAACTCGCCGGGCTTTCCGCGCGCCAGGCCAACCAGCTCGCGGAAACCCGCCGCCAGCTCAGCGCGGTGGAGCAGGACCTGGCCGAAAGCGAAGCCAAGCGCACCTTGCTGGTCACCGCGCCGGAGAGCGGCATCGCCACCGCCGTGCTCGCCGAAGCCGGGCAGACCGTCGACAGCTCGCGTCCGCTGCTGAGCATCGTTCCCGCCGACACCCCGTTGCAGGCCGAACTCTACGCGCCGAGCAAGTCCATCGGTTTCATCCGGCCGGGCGACGCGGTGCTGATCCGCTACCAGGCCTATCCGTACCAGAAGTTCGGCCAGTACCACGGCAAGGTGCAGTCGATCTCCCGCGCCAGCGTCTCCTATGCCGAGCTTTCCAGCATGGTCGGCGGCGTACCGGGGCTCGGCCAGGATGGCGAGCAGCTGTACCGGCTGCGGGTAACCCTCGACGACCAGGCGGTGACCGCCTACGGCCAGCCGCGTCCGCTGCAGAGCGGCATGCTGCTGGACGCCGACATCCTCCAGGACACCCGGCGCCTCTACGAATGGGTTCTGGAACCGCTCTACAGCCTGACCGGCAAACTCTAGGAACGACCCATGGCCTTTCTCGACGCTCTCGCCCTGCGCCTGGGCCGCCGCCTGCCGCTGGTGCTGCAGACCGAAGCCACCGAATGCGGCCTGGCCTGCCTGGCGATGATCGCCGGCTACCACGGCCACCATACCGGCCTGATGGAACTGCGCCGGCGCTTCTCCGTATCGCTCAAGGGCATCTCCCTCAAGCAACTGATCCAGACCGCCCACCGCCTCGGCCTGGGTACCCGCGCGGTGAAGCTCGACCTCGGCGACCTCGGCAAGCTCAAGCTGCCCTGCGTGCTGCACTGGAACTTCAACCACTTCGTCGTGCTCAAGGCGGTCGACGGGCGCGGCGCGGTGCTCCACGACCCCGCCCACGGCCAGCGCCGGCTGGGCCTGGAGGAAGTCTCGCGGAGCTTCACCGGGGTAGCCCTGGAACTCTGGCCGGAGAGCGGCTTCGAGAAACAGGAGGCGCCGCCGCGGATCAAGCTGCTGGGCATGCTCGGCAAGGTCACCGGGCTGTACCGCTCGCTGGCCCAGGTGCTGCTGCTCGCCGGCGCGCTGGAAGTGTTCTCGCTGATCAGTCCGTTCTTCCTGCAATGGACCATCGACAACGTCATCGTCAGCGAAGACCGTGACCTGCTCAGCACCCTGGCCATCGGCTTCGGCCTGTTGCTGCTGATGCAGCAGGCGGTCAGCGGGGTGCGCGCCTGGGTGATGATGCACATGAGCACCCTGCTCGGCGTGCAGTGGCAGGCCAACGTCTTCAGCCACCTGCTGCGGCTGCCCGCGCAGTATTTCGAGAAGCGCCACCTGGGCGACGTGGTGTCGCGCTTCGGCGCGGTGAACAGCATCCAGCAGACCCTCACCGCGGCCTTCCTCTCGGCGGTGCTGGACGGCCTGATGACCGTCGCCACCCTCGGCATGATGCTGCTCTACAGTCCGCCACTGGCGGCCATCGCCATCGCCGCCATGAGCCTCTACGCCCTCGGCCGCTGGATCTGGTACCGGCCGTTGCGCAACGCCACCGAGGAGCAGATCGTCCACGCCGCGCGCCAGCAGAGCCACTTCCTCGAGACGGTGCGCGGCATCCGCCCGTTGAAGCTGTTCCAGCGCCAGGACGAGCGCCGCTCGGTATGGCTCGGCCTGCTGGTGGAACAGATCAACGCCGGCCTGCGTACGCAGAAGCTGCAACTGTTCTACCAGCAGCTCAACGGCCTGCTGTTCGGCGTGGAGAACCTGCTGGTGATCTGGCTCGGCGCGACCATGGTGATGGACGGCCAGTTCAGCGTCGGCATCCTGATGGCCTTCAACGCCTACAAGTCGCAGTTCGACAGCCGCGTCGGCAGCCTGATCGACAAGTTCTTCGAGCTGCGCATGCTCCAGTTGCAGGGCGAGCGCCTGGCCGACATCGTGCTCCAGGCCCCGGAGGTCAGCCACGGCGACATCCTCCCGGAGAACCTCCGCGAGCGCGAGGCGAGCATCGAGATCCAGGGCCTGCGCTACCGCTACGCGGAACAGGAGCCCTGGGTCCTCGACGGCCTCGACCTGCGCATCGCCGGCGGCGAGTCGGTGGCCATCGTCGGCCCCTCGGGCTGCGGCAAGAGCACCCTGTTCAACGTCCTGCTGGGCATCCTCCCGCCAGTGGAGGGACAGATCCGCATGGCCGGCCTGGACCTTGCGCAACTGGGCCTGGACGGCCTGCGCGAACTTGTCGGCACGGTGCTGCAGGACGACGTGCTGTTCGCCGGTTCGCTCAGCGACAACATCAGTTTCTTCGACCCGCAACCGGACATGCCCTGGCTGCTGCAGTGCGCGCAGATGGCTGCCATCCACGATGACATCCAGGCCATGCCGATGGGCTACAACACCCTGGTCGGCGACATGGGCACGGTGCTCTCCGGCGGCCAGAAGCAGCGGGTGATGCTGGCCCGGGCGCTGTACAAGAAGCCGCGCATCCTGTTCCTCGACGAAGCCACCAGCCACCTCGACGTACACTGCGAACAGCGGGTCAACGCCGCCATTCGCGCGCTGCGCATCACCCGCATCATGGTCGCCCATCGGCCCGAGACCATCGCCTCGGCGGACCGCGTGATAGTCCTCGGCCAGGGCAAGGTAAGCCTCGACGAAAGCACCGCGCGCCTGGCCGAACGCCAGGCCGCCGCGGCGCGGGAGCAGGCCTGATGCGTGCCCTCGCCGGCCTGTTGTGCGGCCTGCTCGGCCTGGTTCCCGGCGCCGCCGCCTACGAGCCGGACGTGTTCGGCACCGCCGGCCAGGTCGCCGGCCAGGCGGTCTACGACCTCGGCGGCAGCGGTTTGCCCTGCCGCGGCGGGCCGCCACCGACCGAGCTGAGCCTGGAGGAAGCCATCGAGCGGATCCTCTGCCACGACCCACAGACCCGCCTCGCCTGGGCCAATGCCAAGGCCCAGGCGGCCCAGGTCGGGATCGGCAAGTCCGCCTACCTGCCGCGCCTGGACGGCCGTCTCGACGCCAGTCGCGGCTACAGCGACATGGATTATCGCGATGCCCCCTACCTCTCCGGCGACGGCCATCGCCACCGGCGTGGCGCCAGCCTCCAATTGAGCTGGGTGCTGTTCGACTTCGGCCGCCGCAGCGCCGCCCTGCGCAACGCCCAGCAGTTGCTGCTGGCGGCCAACGCCAGCCAGGACGCGACCCTGCAGAACACCTTCGCCCTCGCCGCCCAGGCCTACTACGACGCCCTCGCCGCCCAGCGCAGCCTGGCCGCCTCGCGTCAGGTCGCGGAGCTGGCGGCGCAGAACCTGGAAGCCGCCG